GCTCATTGATACCACCACGGCCAGCGACCAGGTGATCGTGGCTGGCGCGCCCGGGGCGACCCTGACTCTGTCCATGCTCGACCAGCTCATTGACGCCGTAAAGGGGGGTAAGCCCGACATACTGCTCACGAGCCGAAGGACCAGGCGCAAGATAAATGCCCTCATCAGAGCCGCGGGCAGCATGATGGAGAGCGACCGGGACAAGTGGGGCAACTTCGTCCAGTTCTGGGACGGTATCCCTATCGGGGTCAATGACTGGATACTGGACACCCATACCTTAAGCGGCAGTGTTGAGACGGCTACCACCGGCGGTATCTGCTCCACCGTCTACGCGGTACAGTTCGGGGAGGGAGCGCTCTGCGGCCTGACCGCCCCCGGGCACCTCACCGTAGAGCCCATCGGCTCCCTGGAGACTAAAGACGCCACCAGAACCAGGATTAAGTGGTATGTGTCACTGGCCCTCTTTAGCTCAATCAAGACAGCGGCCCTCATCGGCGTCCAGGACTAAACAGGGTTTTGGGGGTGAACCTCAAATCACCCCCGCTTAATCAAACGTGGGAGGGGCTGGGGCCGACCGCCCCAGCCCTATCCAGCAAGGGAGGAAAACTATGGAACTTACAGTAGTAGAACACGTCGAGCACCCTCTTGCCAAGGGTAATTTGACCCCGGATGGGATTCAATGGAGCGCGGAGAAGACTACCTCCACTGATGACTATGAAACGGTGGAGGAGGTCACCCTCAAGCCACCGGCATTGGGCGCCATCATTGAGTTTGAGTTTGGGCTTACCTGCGCGGTCAAGTCCAGCGGCTCAAGCGAGTCCGTCCTTTTTAAATGGCAGGCCCGTAATAAAGGGGGAAGCTGGGTTGACCTTCACAACGAGGTGACCTACTCGGCCGATGCTTCAGCCTATAAGGAATACACCTTTAGCGGTCGTTTCAAGCCCGTAGCTAACTTTAATGCTGTGCCCTTTGACCTTCGGCTGAGCATCAAGTCGGGCAGTGCCGGCGGTGAGAACGCCGTGGGTAAGACTAAGAACTCAAGCTATGTCAAGGCAATCTATTCAGCGGCGTGAGGTGAATAATGGATTTTATCTTTGACCCTAGCTTGGTGCTTTATCTGCCCTTATACCAACTTGATGGCAGTTCCTTCATGTCCCAAGATGCCTGCGGGCACTTATGCACGGTTACCGGTGCTGCTTGGAGACCGTACAGCAGATACTTTGATGGCTCCGATGACAAGATTGCTCTACCTACTTCATTATCTTTGGCGAATGTCAATGCCTATACTGTTGAAGTTTGGGCAAGGACATCTGATATAAGCCACGATGGATTAGTGTGGGGCGAGGGCAACACTACAACCTCAATGCCTATGATATGTGCTCCGATTATAGAAGGTAGTTTGCTTAAATACTATCACAGGGATGATGCCAACAATCTAGCACAATGTGTGGCTGATGCTAGTGATATAGCTAACGACACCTCGTTTCACCTTGCTTGTGTTCGCAAGGCTTCCAATTCCTTCGAGCTTTATCTTAATGGCGTAAGGAAAGCTACAAGCTCAGTAAGTGTTGGGGCAACCACTGTTAATACCTTGTGGATTGGAGTAAAGCAAACCACAAGTTATGGTGGTTACTGGTTAGGTGACATCGGCGAACTCAGGGTATATAAGGAGAGAGCCCTAACACCCCCAGAAGTCCAGCACAACTATCTAGCGACAAAGTGGAGGTACCGATGAAGTATAGAATAAGAGTGGATTTGAGCTTTGGCAGCGAGGCTGATGCTCAAGCTCTGATGACCTACGCTAAAGGTCTAACCTCAAACGCGGTCAGCATCAATGAGGGCGAAGCCGACGAGGAGATATCCTTCTGTGACCTGGAGATCTGCCGGCATGACGAGGGCCTGCCCTGCACCAGGCTGGAGAGGGTAGAGGTCAGAAAGCTGTTACCCGAATAGAGGGGGTGAGGTAGAGATATGAACCTAAGCGAGATGAGAACCATAGTCAGACGTGAGCTCAGGGATGAGGATGAGAGCAACTACCGCTGGACTAACGATGAGCTGGACCGGCATATTGCCCACGCCGTTAAGGAGATCTCGGAGTATATCCCCTACCCGCAGCGGTCAACCAAAGCCACCACCCCGGGCTCCAGGGAACTGGATATAGCCACCATAACCGATAGGGTCATGGTCGAGGCCGTGGAATACCCGGTGGACAGGTTCCCCAAGCGCTACCAGCCCTTTGCCCTGTGGGGGGATACCCTAACCATACTGGGCGACGAAGTCCCCGATGGCTCCAGTGCCTACATCTATTACGGTAAGCTGCATACCCTTGATGCCCAAACCTCTACCACCCCCACCAAGTTTGAGGACCTGATTGCGGTCGGCGCCGGTGGCTACGCCGCACTGGCCTGGGGGGCCTATGCCCTGAACCGGGTCAATATCGGTGGTGAGGCAACGCCGAGGGAGTTCCTCCGCTGGGGAAACCAGCAACTGCGGTATTTCCGGCAGGAGCTAAAGAGACTGGGGAGGAGGAACCGGGTCAGGGCCCGTTCCCTTTACCGGCCCTACTATCCCATTGTCTCCAAATCAACCGACTACGGTCCCTGACTAAACAGGTTACCAGAAATAAAGGGGGTGAAGTAGATGGCGATAAAAGAAGGGTTAGCCAAGACCGGGGAGGGGTTACCTCAAGAGGCGTTTGCCCTGGCCGGTGACCCCGAAGACCCCGAGGCCTGGAAGCTGCCCCACCACCAGAAGAGCATCTTCAGGGCGCTTAGGGGAAAGCTTGATATCGAGAAGACGGTTGACTGGTCACGGATGCCGGCGGCGGTGGCCGCCCTGTCACCAGGCGGATACAGGGGGCAGAGGGTCGATGCCAGCCCCGAGGATATAATCAGGGCGGCCCGGCATCTGGCCAGCCACTACCAGAAAGCGGGTAAACCCTTACCCGACACCCTGGCGGCGCTGGTCTAGGGATAGAGGAGACGATTGGGATGAGAAGCCTGTCCTCAACTCTACTCGCCGCGCAAAAAGCGGCCAGCCATACCCCCTACGTCAAGGTCCTGGCCGGCAACACCATTTACGGCGTGGTCAGATATGACTGGTCCAGGCTCTATACCGGTGCCGAGGATGACTATTTTCACGCCGTCACCATGCCCGCAGACGGCTCACTAATCAGGGTCAGGGTAACTCCACCCACTGATTCCAGGAAGCTCTATCGCCAGCGGGTGGCCAGCCCCGGCCCGGAATCTGACTTCAGCCAGTGGACCTATTGCAGCCAATATAATGCGGTTGTGGTCGCCGCCGGCTCCCTGGGGGCCGAGGTGTCCATATTCTGGATAAACAGCAGCCGGGAGATTTACCAGCTAAAGAGCACCGACTACGGCACCAACTGGGGTAGCCCCAGCCTCATCGGTTACAGTCCGACCACGGCCATCAACGGCCTGGCTTGCGCCTACAAGGGCAATGGTGATATTGCCCTCTTCTTTGCCGACCAGACCACCCTCTACGTAATGAAGCGTACCAGTGGTAGCTGGGGTAATAGTACGGCCTGGGACAAGTCCACCGGTGACCTTTCCGGGGTGGCCACCGTCTACGAGGATGACTGGAACCTCCTCGTCACCGGAAAGGACGCCCAGGACAACTTCAAGCTGTGGTCGCTGGTTTATGGCGACGGTGGTGAGGTAAGCGCCGGCACCTGGTCGGCGCTGAAAGAGATCGCCCTAGCGCCCTCAGACGGCGACTTTGAATACCACCGGGTGTTTATGGACAAACCGGACGTCTACAGGGCCTTCTTCGTGGAGAAATTCACCGGAACCGAGGCCTACGCCCGCCCCTTCTGGTTGAACACCATCCCCGGCAGCATCTTCCTGACCAATCTGTGGTATGAGCCGGTGCCGTTTAACCTATCGAGCAGCTACGGGCTGGCTATGGCCCACCATGGTGACTACTGCTGGCTGTCCAACCCTAACGGGGTGTGGCGCTCTAAACTGACCCAGGAGAGCCTGGAGCTAACCGGTGACGTACTCTCGGTAAGGGAAGAGCTGGAAGAGGATAGAGGCCGGCTGGCCGTTGAGCTCAGGAATGACGATGGCCGCTATGCCTCCCCGGGGAGCGGAGACCTCTCCGTCCTCGACATCGGCTGCGGGCTGGAGCTCAGCCCGGGTTATCACACCTCAGCCGGTAATGAAGTAAGCTCAGGACCGGCCTTTACCCTCGATGCCTATCAGCATACCAGCTCCGGGGGTAAGGCCAGCCTGATTCTGTATGCCCGGGACGCCTGGAGCCTGGTGGAAAGCTAGGGGGCCAGGCACCAGTTCCGCTGGAATAAGCAGGCCAGCGACATGTGTGTTAAGGATATCCTGGCCTTTGTCCTGGCCAGAGCCGGGCTCAAGCTTGAGGTAAAATCCCAGTCATCGGTGATAACTGGCTACTACCCCGACTTTGCCATCAACCCCAACAACCGGGGTGACACCGTTATCAGCAAGCTACTCAGCTTCGTCCCTGATGTCCTATTTATTGAAGGAGGCAAGACCTATATCGTGAATCCGCAGTCCTCGGACAGCTCGGCATATAGCTACGGCACCGGCCACGCCGTAGTTGAGGGGAAATACGGGCAAAGCGGCTGGGACTATAACCGCATTGAGGTTGAGGGCTACGACCCGCAGAGCGACGAGGCGATTATCGCCGGTAGCTTTGGTTGGGACCAGATAGACAAGCTCCGTGACCGGCTGCGCCGGATTGAGGACCGGAACCTGGACACGACAGCCAAAGCCCAGGCCCGAGGGGAAGCTTACCTGAGGGAAGCCGAGATACGCTCAGGTAACAGTTCCATTCGGACCCCGGTTAACTGCGGGCAGCAGCTATACGATGTTATTGACATCACCGATAGCCGGGGGGGCCTCGACGCGGAAAAGAAAAGGGTTCTCGGTCTCACCCTCACCTTTAACCCGGGCCGCGGCCAATATGAGCAGTGGCTTGCGCTGGGGGAGGTCTAGGCACCCGATAAAACATGCCTGAGAGCGCCTGAGACGCAAAATAAAGGGGGTAAACCCCTTTCTATGGGAGTTACTTAGGAGCAGCGGAAATGAATCTGAAGAAAGCAGTGCTAAAGAGTTTCAACTCGGGTGACTACACGGCCACTATCCAGCTTACCAGCAGCTATAAGGCCCATCTGGAAGGAGTGGCCGTAGCCAGAAATATCCCGGCTCAAGAAATGGCCCTGGGCAGGAAGGTAGCCGTGGTCTTCTTTGATGAGCACAACGCTAAAGAGGCAGTGGTAATAGCTGTTTACACCTAGTTCCTCGGACCGGCACCAGATACCTAGTTCGGCTCGATATGCTGTCGGCGGGTCCTGAAGCACCCCGGCGGGAAGGCAACCCGCACAGGCTTAGGCACCGTCTCTTCTTCCACCACTCCCCTCGGCCCCGCAACCGCTAAGGGATGGCCCGGAACTCCGGCCGGCAACGCCTCGGGCACTACCTCTTCTCTCGGAGGTCGGTCCGGTTCCGCAACCGCTGAGGGATGGCCCGGAACTCCGGCCGGCGGCACCTCGGGCACTACCTCTTCTCTCGAAGGTCGGCCCGGTTCCGCAACCGGTGAGGGATAGACTGGAACTCCGGTCTCCGGCGCCCTGGGCACTACCTTCTCTCTCACCGGCCCGCCCTGTTCCACCGCATCCAATAGATGGCCCAGCACCCTGTTTTGCTCAGCAGCGCCCTTCTTGAGCTCATGAGACGCCTCGCTCAAGCCCTGGATAGCACCGGTGTGGCTCTTGAGGTGTTCAGCGTATAACTCTATGGCTGCGGCAAACTTGTCCAGAGCCTGCTGTGTGCCCTGCATCGTCTTTTCCGTACCCTCAATCTTCCCCTCGGTTGTCTCCACCCTCCGGACTATGGCATAACTACTGCGCCGGTTTTCCTCAATGACGGGGGCAAACAATCCCTGATGCACTCTCCGTTTGCTGCGGCCAAGCTCATCGGCGTAGAGATAGAGGGCAAAAAGACACAGGGCGGTGATTAGGAACATCAGCCCCTGGGTGCTCTGGAGGAAGAGGAGAGGAAAGCCAATGTAAGGGATTTGCTTACTCACGGTACCGCGGAGGTCCTGGGCCCGCACCGTGAACGGGTCTTCACCGGTATTGTCGCCCTTGGTACGAAAGCCGACCCCACCCTCAGAGCTGCGAACCTCAATGACACGGTGAGCTACCACTGGCGGGTAGTTGTAGTGCTCCCGAATCACGCCGGGTACGTTATAGACAATAACGTCACCTACCTCAACCTCGTCGGTCGGTATACTTTCGATCAGAATCAGGCTGCCGGCCTCAAACTCTGGCTCCATACTGCTGCCGAAAACAGGCATAAACGGCATGGTCCCCGTTACGGACAGGTACCCGGTAACACAAACCGCTATTATTATGATTAGTGTCAGTGCCCGTTTCATCGCAGTCTTCTCAACCTACCCCTTAATTATTCTTAAGTCCCTCACTTTATCTCTGGGTGACCTCGCAGTAGAACTCGGGGGCAATGCTCCACCCCTCGCCCCACGTTGAGGGGTCAAGTGAAACCAGTTGGTAGCTACCACCAATAACGGAAAGGGTGTGGGTGTCACCGGAACCACCGTCCAGACTAAAGGTGGCCACTCCATTTCCCAGGGTGAGCAGCCGGTAGTTAGGCGTCTCGCCGGCTTCTACCGAGCCCTCAAGGTAAAGCTTCATGTTAAGATACCGGTATGCCTTGATTAAGGCGCTGGTGTTAATGAGGTATACCTCCACCAGCAGGTCGCCGGTATAGTCAGCATGCGGGGTTGCCACGAACAGGTCGCCACTGGGCGTCTCGCCCTCAATTACGGCGACTTTATAATTGACGGAGACATAGACCTGGGTGCATATTGTGTCTTTGTTATTGCTCGCTTGTCTGAGCCTAACGCCTATTTGTAAGGCATCTATTTCGTCCCATGTCCAGGCTTCATTCGTGTCCGGGTTGGTGTCCCATTGATGTGAGTACGAAGCGTAATCTGTGGTTACAAGTTGCTCAGCGCCGTAGTATACCCCCCCATTAGTACCGATGAGGGCGGAAGCCGAAGTTTGCGACGGGCTAACGGCAGCCCTGCACACCATGAAAACAGTAACAGAAAGTATCGTCCCCGAGCCCTCCGAGTGGACGGGTATGGTATACAAGTCACGTTCCCAATCCTGGGCTTTTGTAATAACATAGGTACTATCACCATCATATGATTCGTCGTCTACTTTATCCCAGTGTGCCCCCGATACAGGATATTGGTCAACAATCTGGTTTAAATCACCAGTGCCATTTGGCCTCAGGATTTCTGATTGAAAATCATATGTGGGCATGACGGAATCCCAAATAGGCTGGGCC